CCAGCTTAATCCTGATGGAACTTTAATCATCGACAGCCCTTCCATGATAATCGGTTCGGGCAAAGAAGCTGAGAATGGTGCCGGCACCCAGGTGTACATCGGTAACAACGCGACTGAACCTCTTGTTCTTGGCAATGCTTTAAGGGATTTTTTGGGGAAACTCTTAGGTGCTATGGAGTCGAATGCCCCAAATTTTGTCGCTACGGGCGTCGGGCCGGGCATATTAAACCCTGCAATTCTAAGTGAGATATCAGCTTTTAAAGCCCAGCTGGATACGATCCTCAGTAAGAATGCTAAGACTAAGTAGATGGCGCTCGACCAGCAAAAGCTTGTAGATGGACTAAAAGACGCTTTTGCAAAAGGCAGAGAAGTAGAAGAGAAAACTACACAAGACGACCAGGGAAACGAGGTTAAGGTAAGCGAGGCTAAGAATAGTCAACCTGATATCGCTGGCTTTATAGCAGATGCCATCATCACTTATGCTAGCGATGCCGAGATAATGATTCCCATACCTTCGACGTTAATAGTGATAGCACCTCCAGCCCCACCGGATGCAGCCTCTGCAGGCGCGAAGCTGAAAGTGAAAACTGCCCAAGTGGGAAAGCCCGCGCTTCAGACAGCCATTCTGACTAGTATGAACACGCAAGATGTGGCGATGACTGCCATCACGAGTGGAATCGTGGCATACGTTGCGGCTTCATTTATTGCGTTTGCAAATTCCATCAATACCATTACAGGTGCAGGAGCTGCAGTGATGGCTGTACCGCCTCTGTTGGTTGCGCCTCTTGCTGTAGGAATAGCGGGAGGTGAGGAGGATGATGTGATCAATGCGATGGCTACTGTGATTCACGCTTCTTTTCTGAGTACCCTCTTTACGGGAGCAGGCGCTAATACTGCTCCACCTGCAGCAGGTCCTATTGTCAGTACGCTGATGTAGTGCATATTTAACTGTTGTAGACTCAATTACGAATAATAAAGTTAGTGTAGATATTAATTATCTACAGGGTTGTATAGAAAATGGCAGCTATAAGCTTCAAGAGCGTAGGTGAAAAACTCGACGAATACCAGAATCGTCAAGCGGATGTATCGCCAACTCCAATTGGTTTAGCTACACCTTTGCGTTTAAGCACAACTCAAAACGATATCTTTGAGATGCATTATAATCTCCAAGATCAAGTTGAAGATAATCTTAGGAATTTGGTTCTTACAAATCACGGTGAAAGGTTGGGGCTATATGACTTTGGTGCAAACCTCCAGCCGATACTTTTTTCTTTAAATGGAGCTAGCTTTGAAATGGAGTGCATGAGAAGAATTAAGACAGCGGCTAGAAAGTATCTACCTTTCATAGAATTAGAAACTTTTGAGGTTGCATACGATAATAGAGACTCCAAACCAAGCCTTGCCACACTAATTATAATGATCGCCTACGGAATACCGTCAATCGGAGTCACAGGGAAGAAAATGCAAGTCATGATAGCAGCAGGAGGGTAATAGTTGGCTAAGAATACAAAAAATAGACTGTCTGCGATTAGGAACAGGTCTTTTCTAAGTAAAGATTTTGGGGAATTTAGGTCGCAGCTCCTGGATTACGCTCAAACTTATTTTCCGGATAGGATACAAGACTTTTCTGAGGCTTCTTTGGGAGGCTTATTTCTGGACATGGCGGCTTATGTAGGTGACGTCACCGCATTTTATCTTGATCACCAGTTTAGAGAGCTTGATCCTGAGACAGCTGTAGAGAGAGACAATATTGAACGCTTAGCGAGAAATGCAGGCGTAGAAATTCGAGGAGCGTCACCTGCGGTCGCCGAAGTCGTCTTTACACTGAAGATAGCGTCTCAAAAAATAGGAACCCTATACCAGCCAGCTGAATATTCGCTGCCGATTATTAATCCCGGGACTACCGTTTCGGCGGATAACGGCATTATTTTTGAATTGACTGAAAAGCTAGATTTTGCTGAGCGAGACGAACTTAACCAGCTTATGGCAGAAGCGGTAGTCAATGAATTCAATTCAGATGGGACGCCCAAGGATTACTTTGTATCCCGAACAGCGACGTGCGTTTCTGGTCAAAGAACTACGGAGACTTTTTCTATCACGAATGAGCACGTGCCATTCAGAACAATTGCGCTTGGAAACACAAATGTCAGCGATATTCTAGACGTACGCGATGGTGATGGAAATCTTTATTACGAAGTTAATTCGTTGACGCAAGATACTGTTTTTGAGGCCATTCCCAACCTAGGCGAGGACAAAAAGATTGTAAATGATTATATCGCAGTAAGGTCAGCTCCGAGGCGGTTCGTAAAAGAGACTACTACGACCACAGGAATAACTTCATTGCGCTTTGGATCTGGTAACCCGGGCACACTAGACGGAGACCTTATACCCGACCCATCCGAATTAGCACTTCCCCTCTTTGGGAAAAAGACATTTTCAAAATTTACTATTGATCCCAACAATCTTTTAAAAACTAGAACGCTAGGACTCGCTCCTCGAAATACTACATTGACAGTTCAATACCGATCTGGAGGCGGCCTAGATCATAATGTTTCTGCAAGAGCAATTAGCTCAGTTGACGGACTGGTCATGATTTTTCCGAAGTCACCTACAGCAGCGGATGCAGGAGTTGTTAGAGGTTCACTCGTAGTTTCTAATCCCGCTGAAGCTTCTGGGGGAGAGGATCCACTCACTCTCGAAGAGATACGCGGATTAATATCAGCTTCTCGAAACTCCCAGAATAGAATTGTAAGTAAGCAAGATCTGATATCACGTATCTACACGATGCCCTCTACCTTTGGAAGGGTTTTTAGAACTGGTGTTTCTCCCAATCCCCGCAATCCCTTAGCAACGACGCTTTACATTGTTAATCGCAACGCAGCAGGCCAGCTTACACTTTCACCGGATGCTCTCAAAAAGAACTTAGTAACTTATCTGAATGAATTTAGACTGATATCGGATGCTATTGATATTCTTGATGCGCGCATCGTTAACATAGGCACAGAATTCCAAATTTCTGTTGACCCAAATTTCAACCCCGAGGCAGTACTTAGAAGCTGTATTGGTAAGCTTATTAACTACACTAGGGTAGAAAACTTTCAAATAGGTGAGCCCATTAGAAATTCGGACTTAATAAATCTTGTTTATAATACTCCCGGAGTTTTAGCAGTTGTTGACTTAAAGGTTGTCAATAAAACAGGTTCTGCAGGAACAAGAAATTATTCTGAAGTGGTTCACAATATTCCTGCCCACACCAGTAAGGGTTTAATATTTCCTCCCACAGGCGGTATTTTTGAGGTCAAATTCTCTGATTTAGATATTAAAGGTGCGATAGTTTGAGGTATATGAATGTATAGACGACTTAAAGCCAGAAAAGACACATATATCACCAACAAGATTATTCGGAATAGTTTTCGTGCTACTGATGCTAACGTTGGTGAAGGTGCAACCCTTGACTTGTTCAAACTTTACAATGAGAACAAGGTCTCAGGAGATGACACGCCCATAGAGCTTACTCGAATTTTAATAAAGTTCGATCTTAATCCTCTTCGTGCGCTCACAGGAAGTATTCTAGATATCTCTAGTGATTCTTTTAGATGTGATCTTAAGCTATTTGACGTATTTGGGGGTCAAACACTTCCCTCTAATTTCAAGGTCGCAGTTTTTCCTCTTTCCCGGTCCTTTGACGAAGGGGTGGGACGAGATGTTGTAAAGTTCCAAGATATAGATGCAGCCAATTTTATTACATCGTCGGTGACAAATGAGTCACCGACCACGTGGCACCTTACAGGCGCTAATAAGCAGGGCCTCTTAGGTTCCGATGATCTGGATATAATATCTTCCGGTAACTTGAGCGACGGCAACGGGGTCGTAGATCTCTTTAGAACACAGACATTCTTAAATGGAACTGAAGATCTAGCGGTGAATATAACTACTCTGGTTTCTGCCACTCTCGCTAATCAGATTCCAGACTACGGATTTAGAATATCATTTTCTGGCACGCAGGAAACGGATACAAAAACTCGTTTCGTGAAGCGATTCGCAGCTCGCCACAACAGCAACACCCGGAAACGTCCCTCTCTGGATGTAAGATATGCTGATGCCATCCAGGATTACCATGAGGCGTTCTTCTTTGATTTGAGCGGCTCCATTTTCCTTAATAATTTTGAAAGAGGACATGCAGCAAACATTATTTCAGGTTCAGGACAAACTGCGATAGCAGGGAATAATTGTATGGTATTGAAGCTGCAGACAGGTTCCTTCCAGAAGATCGTTACTGCATCGCAGCATTCCTATCCGGGCGGAAATTTATTTAGCACTGGCGTATATTCTGCGTCATTTGCCGTTAATAGTTTTGGATCTTCATCTTTGGGGGCTGATGTTTCCAACACCCTTCAGGATTATATTCGGGATAGCGGCTCTGTTACATTTACAACTTTTTGGCAATCTCTTGATGAGGCTGTCGGGTATCACACTGGAAGCCTCAAGATAGATGCCCCCAATAGGACAGCCTTTGATAACGACCCGACCAGATATACACTAAATATTACTAATCTAAAAGGCTCATATAAAGCTGAGCAAACAGTTAGATTAAGAGTAGTTGCATACAATGCAGATGAACAAGTAAAATCAGTTAAACTTCCATTATATCGTTCAAGCATTGTTTTAACGAAATGTTTTTACAGGATCAGAGATGCTTACTCTGACGATGTAGTTATTCCCTTTGACGATGATGATGGCTATGATGGCACGCTCATGTCTACTGACTCAAAAGGAATGTATTTTGATATCTTTACCGACGATTTAGATGTGGGAAGAGTTTTCGCCATTGACATAAAAATAAAAAGAGATAACTCAACGCAGGTATTTAAAAATGTCGGAGGAACTTTTAGGATCGATCCCTAATGTCTTCAAAGGACAGATTACAGAACCAAAGGCCCGGAGTTTTTAAGCCATCTATCGTAAGAGATGAAGGCGGGAGCTCTGAGACTGTCCGATTTATTTCCAAGCAAGACCTGGACGCCGGAATCTCTTACGATGAATATTTCGTCTATGACCAAGAAGGTACGGGAATAAAGTCCACCCAGCAGATCCCCGTAGACTTTAGTAAATTTCAAAATCACACCTTTTTTAATTCTGCTCAAGCCAATGTTAATGTTGCATTTAACAATCTAATCAATCACTATCCTTTTGATGGATCGCGCCAAGATCTAGAAAAGTTTTTGAATGGCCTATCAGGATTTGAAAACTATGTTCTAGAAAGCTTTCCGACTAATCTGGGCTCACTGGTCTTTTCAGGCTCAACTACAGGTGCCTCAGATTCGGGAACGTATATAGAAGTTAAAGATTTCTCCGGTGCAGCTTTTGTAGATTTCTCCTCAGATAGGTCAGGCAAAAGCGTCTTGGCGCTCGATGAGAAAAGCTATACTATAGAGGCACAACTATTTCCTGCACCTCTAGCTAACGGTAATGAGATCCTTTTCCAGAAAGTCTCAGGTAGTATTAACGGCTACACCATGGCTATGAAGACTAACGCTTCAACTACAGCAGCTGAAGTAATGTTTGCAATCAGATCAGGTTCCAATAGCCTGGTGGTGTCCGGTGCGGTGACAAAGAATCAATTTAATCACGTAGCAGCAGTCTATGATCGCGGCATGGACGACGGGAGATTAAAGCTATACGTAGATTCAAAACTTGTAGGAACATCTTCCACTACCGCACTTTTTGGGCCGATTGATTTTAATAATTCTTCTTTGTTTATTGGAAGCGGAAGCGTTCACGAAGGAATACTGCATGATAGCGCCGATTTTACCCCCACTCGAACACTGTCAGCATCCTTAGACGAGATCAGAATCTTCCAAGAAGCTCGGACAAAGCACCAGCTCGAATCCAATCAAGAGAGAAATATTTTTGGATCTGATCCCCTCCGACTCTATTATAAGTTCAACGAACCCTCGGCGAGCTTCGGTGACAATTCAATAGTACTTGATAGCAGCGGAAAATCTCTCCACTCTAAGGTAACTAACTACTCTGTTTATAATCGTGTTACTTCCAGCTATCCTAGAGCGCTCTCTTCAGAAGAAAGAAAATTTAATCCTGTTCTTTTCCCACAATTTGGAAAAGTCATCGATTTGAATGAGAATCTCTTAGCAAGTGCCAGTACTTACGATAACCAGAATCCTAATCTCATCACACGATTGATCCCAGCCCATTATTTTGATGAAGGTAAGAATTACTTTGCCATGAACTCTATAGATGGCGATATAATACTACCTTATAGTGGAACTTCCATGCCGGGTTCAGGTGATCTGGGCAGCTCACAGATTCTCACAGCAATGATGTTTGTGTGGGCTAAGTTTTTCGATGAGCTTAAAATATCTACTGATCAATTTTCAAAGGTGCTCGACCCAGCCTACACCAGTGATGAAGGAATCTCAGATTCGTTTATTACTTTCCTTATAAATCACTACGGTTTTGAGCCGCCACCCATTCTTACCAAAGCTTCTCCTCAACAATATTTTCACGGAGAGAATGTAAAATCAACTTATACCAATATTGAGGAAAGCTTACAGTCTATTAGAAATCAAATCCTGCGCCGGTTCCTGGTAAATATTCGGGATATTATCACGTCGAAGGGCACAGTTCACAGTGTCAAAGCAGCCTTAAGAGCGACAGGTCTAGATCCGGATATTTTGGTTCGGATCAAAGAATACGGAGGACCTAAGAAGTTTAGTTTTGCACAAATGAGAACTACGCGTGCCACAATTCAGTCCACACTAGACTTCAGCAGTAGCATGTCTAATCGCGATAATGAGTCCATAGATGCCCAAGGATTTACTACTGCATCTCCTTACTTAGTCGCATCTTTTTTGACTGGCTCCAGAAAAGCGGTAGGTTTCCCAGATCCGACCGGAGCTTTTGTCCATGCTAATACGGTATTCGGTGGGTATCACGGGGTGTGCAGTGATCTCTCCGATGGTCTCTTTACCTCCGGCTCTTGGACTTATGAGGGCCTTTATCGCTTCCCAGTTTCAGGGAGTTTCTTGCTATCACAGTCAGCAGCAAGAATTCACATCACGGGAACTACTGCTCCGTCTACTAAGCACGGTGTCGCGGCCAACTTACTTGTCATGTCCGGCGGTGACACTAGCGTTAAGCTCTTCGTAAGGGCGACTACTGACGCCTATACAGCTGCAGCTAAGCCTCCGCTGGAGATGATTCTTACAGGTGCCAATGTCATGGATGGCGGAAAGTGGAATATCTCGTTTGGGCGCACCAGAAATGACGAATCAAATGCGCTCTCCTCGTCTTACTTCTTAAGATGCGCGAAACAAGAGGGAGGAAGAATCTTTGAAAGTTATACAACATCTTCGTACTACAAAGAAGATCCAACAGGCACGGCATCCAAAATCGTCTTCCAGAAGGCAGGCTCTTTAAACACGTCAGGCTCTTTTATCGTCATTGGATCCCAATCCCTAGATACATCTGCGAACATCTTCTTAAATGGGCCTGATATCGATGATCAAGCGCAGCTGACAAACTTCAGCGGAGAGATCGCCCAGGTGAGGTTCTGGTCTAAGGCTTTGACACATGAAGAGTGGCGTGAACACGTAAGGAATCCCACCTCTGTCGGCGTAGAAGATCCCCGCAAGAACTTTAACTTTAACACGGTGATAACAGGGGCTTTCCAACGCCTGAGGATGGATCTGTCGATCGATCAACCAATATCAGCTTCAGACACATCCGGTCAGATTATTCTTACAGATTTCTCACAAAACAGGATGTATGGAACGGGCTCTGCTTTTGAGACATCCAAAACCGTTTTCAACTTTGAGAAAGTTATTTACACTTCCCTACCGCCGGCATTTGATGATTTAGAGAACTCGAATAAGATTCGTCCGAGAAGTTTTGTTAGTTCATCAAATATAACAAATTATGATGCCGCCAAGGCTCCTTTGTTTGAGATTGAACCCAATGATCTCCCGCAAGATGATCCAAGATTTTCCATTGATTTCTCTGTGGCGTCTGCACTCAATGAAGATATCATCACAATGTTTGGTACGCTGGATGAGATAGATGAGGCTGTGGGCACTGCTAACCTGCAGTTCTCGCCAGATTATCCGCAGCTACAAGTATTAAGGGATAATTACTTTCACAAATTAGAGAAAAAGGTAAGCTTTAAGGAGTTCCTAGAATTCTTTAGGTGGTTTGATACATCTATCGGGACTATGCTTGAGCAGCTTGTTCCGAAGAAGACTAATTTCCTTGGCGTTAATTTTGTCATAGAGCCTCACAGCTTAGAGAGAGCCAAAGTGCAGTACCAATACAATGGTCAATATATCGGCGAAGATTTTAGAACTGACCTAAAGGGCCAGTATCTTTTGCAACTGATCGAAGGAAGAGCGAGTAAGTTCTAATGAAGACAGGTAAAGATACAGCAAGATTCCAGTACGTCGCTAAGGAATCCCAGATCACCGGATCTCATGCTGAGTTTCCTGTGCGTACCGAAATCAGTAATCAGCAGTATAATCCTCACTCCGACGCTTATGTGATCGGTGAAGGATCAGGAAGCCTCACAGCCCAGATCGATCCTTTCCGACAGGGTGTCTCGGTTCTCACTGACACGCAGAGGGCAATGTGCGCTTTACCTACGTTTAATCCCGCCAATGCTGGTATCGATCGGGAGCCGACCGTCTATGGGACACCCACACTCGCACCTTTCTCATGGCCCTTTATCGACAAACCTAATATGGAAAACATCGGAGCGACTGAGGGGCTTTATGCTCACGCTGCAGGAAACATCCCGTCATCATCTTTTGTAGCACGAGAATTCCAGATAATTCAAGCAGACAAGCGATATGTGCTATCAGATCTTTTTAACGGTGTTGCAGAGACATTTCCTCGTATCTTAAAAGGTTTTCTTCCTAAGATTTTCTCCAGGTCTTTGAATCCTCTTGGAGATGACGCGACCCCGGGTATCAAAGCCCACATCATGCAAGGTAATGAGGCTTATAAGAAAGGCACTAGCCTTATTAAACCCCTCATTCCAATGCAGGTATTTGGAACGTCACCTTTTGTGGATCGAGGTGGCAAGGCAGCTATCTCACCCTCCGGGAATGGAGCTGGCTTAACAGGGATTATAGCAGGCACAGGTTCTGGTTCAATGCCTGCCCTAGTGACAACACCTGACCGCCGCCACGGATTAGGAAAGGTCATCGCTTTCGAGTCTGTCTACGGACCCGAACCTTTTGACGAAGCAAGTTTTGATAGTCGAATGTTCACAAAGGCACAGATCAACAGCTTGAATCTAGATGATGATTTTAAGTTCACCCTTCTATCCAACATCTCCGGATCAACAGAAAGTATGATTCCAGAAGGGTTTAAGTCAGCGCGAACAGGATTTATATTTACCAACAATGGACTAAACGTGGACTCCATCGCGTTTGGAGGCCTGAGAAGAGATGCCTAAAAAAAGACCGTTTAGATTATTCAAGTACGATCTAAAGAAAAAATTTACTACAACAAGCGGGAGTGTCTATTACTCTAGCGGTGATCCGACGGACAACTTGATACTGTGGGCACGTGCTGCCACTCAGGGCCCAAGGCCAACGTCTGCTGAAGACGCTTCCGGAGTGGGACACACCGTAGTGTTCCAAGATTCTGGAGGCTCCGGCCGCGGCGCTCAAAACCAGCCGGCCCTCACTACTCCTTTTTCTTCTCTTGATCTTGCTAATGTCAACTCCGCTGTGCGATTTCCGAAGAGTACCACTCCGTATGTGCAAGTCAGTGATGCTGATGACCTTTCCTTTGGTGACGGATCGTCTGATAGCTCGTTTAGCCTAGCAGCATGGATGTTAATAACCAGCGCATCAGTATCAACTTATATTTTTAAAAAGGGTATCGACGGCGGTGATGACGATTTCCCGGAGTATGAGATCATCTATCATGAACCAGGCGCGCTAACAGGAACTCTGACAGATGATTCCGCCTCAGCATCGCTTAACTTTAAGGCTTCAGTGGGTTCTGATTTTAATGTCAATGACTGGCATCACATTGCTTTCACATACAGTGCCGCCCTCACTAAAACCGGAAGAGGAAAGTTTTATCTTGACGGTAAGTTCATGTCAGGTACCTGTACAGAAGCTGGAACTTATGTGGCAATGGAGCCCGGTGAAGGCAACCTTCTAATCGCAGATAATGACGATAATCAGCCCGTTGAGTTCCAAGAGGCAGCTATCTGGTCAGGGAAAGTCCTGGGGGCAGAAGATATCAATGCACTTTACAATGCCTCGAAGGGCATCAAGGATGTGTACAAAGAGAGAGTATACATCAGCTCCACTGGTATCACCTCCCTGCCTGTGCGACCTTACTTGCAGTCGATTGACAATGCTACAGGATCCTACCCATCAACTTACCGTCTAGGAGACTCAAGGACTGGACACTACTCATCGTCTTTCGATGAGACAAAGGCAATCAGATTTCAGAAAGCGGGGACAAACACAGGATTAACTGCACAGGTGATATTAGGTCAGCAGCTCATTTCAGGTAGTCAATACTCTGGATCTTTAGTAGTTGCACCCAACACACTTCCTGATCTGGAACTTACAAGTTCTGCTACAAGCATCCTCCCCGGAGTCTCAGATGCACGCGTTCGATTTACCCCCGGTGACGATTACGCTCCGTTTGTGGAGTCTGGCCAGTTTGCCGCATCAATGGCTGGTTCACCTGATCCTTTCTGGGGCACGGGAAGTCAACCTCGAGAAGTGGGACCCGGCCTGTCTTATCCGCTGTGGAGCAAGACTAAACTTGAGATTGATTTAAATCCTTCCGTCCCAACTGTGCTCACCTTCAGCACAGGCTCAAGCTATACCCAGAGCGCAAATCTTTACGGTACGCGCGGCGGAATAAATTCGGGACTAGCTTATTATAATTTTGATCTCAGCCGCTGGGAGATTCATGGAAATTTCTACACAGGAAGCAATGTGGATTATTATAGCCAAATTCCCTACCACCAGACGGGATCTCTCTTGGCTTTCTCTCCCGGTTATACCGCCGGCATCGAGGGCGGTCAGCTACTGAGGAGGA